CAGAAATTGAAAAATGGGATCATTTAAAAGATTTAAAATATTCTGTTGCTCTTGGAAGTGAAAAGGAAAGAAAAGCTGCATTTATGATAAAAGCTGATATTTATATTATAAACCGTGAAAATGTTAAATGGCTTGTGGAAGACAGCTCTCTCCCCTTCGACTTTGACACATTAATCATAGACGAGCTTTCATCATTTAAAAATCATCAGGCTAAACGCTTCCGTTCTTTGATGAAAGTCCGACCAAAGATTAAAAGAATTGTTGGTTTAACCGGAACACCTGCAAGCAACGGTTTAATTGACCTATGGGCTGAATTTAGACTTTTAGATATGGGGCAAAGGATTGGAAGATTTATTGGTAAATACAGAGACGACTACTTTGTACCCGATAAAAGAAACCAGCAAGTTATTTTTTCATACAAGCCTAAGCCAGGAGCTGAAGAAGAAATCTATAAAAAGATTTCAGATATAACCATCAGTATGAAAGGTTCTGATTATATTAAACTTCCTGAACTCGTAATAAATGAAGTACAAGTTAATCTGTCTGAAAAAGAAATGAAAATTATTGATGATATGAAAAAAGAATTAGTAACTAAAATAAAAGATGATGAAATTACTGCATCCAATGCTGCTGCTTTATCAACTAAACTTTTACAAATGGCAAACGGCGCAGTTTATGGTGAGGCTGGTGAAGTGATTAATATACATGAACGTAAGCTTGATGCTTTAGAGGACTTAATAGAATCTGCTAACGGCAAACCTGTTTTAATATCTTACTGGTTTAAACATGATATGAAGCGTATTTCTGAAAGGTTTTCAGTTGAAACCTTAGATAGTGCTGACTCAATTAAAAGATGGAATAAGGGTGAAATTCCTGTTGCCATCATCCACCCCGCCTCTGCCGGACATGGACTTAATCTACAAACTGGTGGCTCTACTCTTATCTGGTTTGGTCTTACTTGGAGTTTGGAACTATACCAACAAACTAATGCAAGACTTTGGAGACAAGGACAAAAAGACACGGTTGTTATTCATCACATAATTTCTAAAGGCACGATTGATGAACGTGTAATGAAGGCACTTAAAAATAAAGATAACACACAAGCTGCATTAATTGATGCAGTAAAAGTAAACCTACAAACAGGAGGTAAAATCTATGAATGACCCTTATGAAAGCTTGGCGAATGCCATTATTTTGCAGGCAGCAAAAGATTACCGTAATGCATTAAAAAGACTTAAAAAACACCCTAATAGAGAAATTGATTTATATATGAAACAGGAAGTCGAGCAATTTTTCCGTTCCGATTGGTACTCATGCCTTACTACAGTTGATCCGGAGATACTTATCCGCAAACTTAACGAGGAGGTTATATCATGACAGCAAAAGAATATCTCGGTCAGGCTTATCGCCTTGACCAACGCATCAATAGTAAACTTGAGCAAGTGGCTTCACTAAGCGACCTCGCAACCAAAGTAACAACTACAATCTCAGATGTTCCAAAGAATCCAAACCATTCAACATCAACCATGGCAGATGTAATTGTAAAAATAGTTGATCTGCAGGCAGAAATAAATCATGACATCGACTGTCTTGTTGACTTGAAACGTGAAATTGTAAAAGTTATAAAGACAGTAGACAATATAGAATATCAAACACTTTTAGAGCTGCGATACCTATGCTTTAAAACTTGGGAGCAGATAGCTGTAGATATGGGATATAACGTGCGTCATGTATATCGTGTTCACGATTTAGCTGTTTCAACAATTAAAATTACTAAAAGAAGTCAGTAAATGTCACTGTTTGTCACTATGTCAAGTGTGATATTATTAGAATAGAAAAATAGACTTAAAAAGCCATTGCAGAGAAACAAATCTGCGGTGGCTTTTGTTATGTCTGGAAAGAGGTGTTCTATGCCTAAGAAACCTAAACGCCCCTGTTTCTACCCTGGCTGTCCTGAACTAACGGATAATATGTACTGTGAAAGACATAAGAGTATAGTAAATAAAAACTACAATAAGTATGAGCGTGACCCGGCTTCCAAATAATGCACATTAGTTCACTTGAATACATCTTTATATGTGATATAATGGCATTAATGAAAGTGTGTCAACTATCAATATAAAAAATTATAGAAGGTGGTAATTAATGTCTGAATGGCAAGCATTATATTTTACTAAAGACCCTTTAATAATTACAAATTTTATTAAAGTATATGTTGGTGATGAAGATATTACATCAAGAATAGATAAGTTACAAGTAACAAAAGTTGATGATGAATATTTTGTGTCAGCATATAAAGAAAACAATTTGGTGGAAATAATTCCTGAAGGAGTTAAAGTTAAGAACATCATGTTAGATAAAGGATATATAGGCTTTTCAGGCGGAATAACATATAAAATTGAAATTTAATTAAATCTATCTGTTTCATAATAAAATGGTTTACCCCAAGGAACAATTCTTTGGGGTTTTTCTATGCCCAAAAGGAGGTGACTTAATGCCATATAAACCAAGACGTCCCTGTGCTTACCCCGGATGTAGTCGGCTTGCTACAAGTGAGCAATACTGTGCCGAACATAAGAAGTTAGTGAATAAACATTATAACCAATATGAACGTGACCCTGATTCCAACAAACGATACGGTCGGGCTTGGAAACGAATAAGAGATAGGTACATTAAAGCCCACCCTCTATGTGAGGAGTGCGAAAAAGAAGGAATGCTTACCCCTGCAGAAGAAGTACACCATATACTCCCCCTCTCAAAAGGTGGTAGCAACAACCAAGATAACTTAATGTCTCTTTGTAAGTCCTGTCACTCATCTATAACTGCAAGAGATGGTGACCGATGGGGGTAATCAAATCTCTGAAACTTTTTAAAATGGACAGCGGCGTGGGGTCGCGCGTGAAAAAACGCAGTTTCAAACGTAGGAATAGGGCAAGCCATTGCAAAGCGAGGTGAACATATGGCAAAAGACGGTACTAACCGAGGTGGTGCTCGTATAGGCGCAGGAGCAAAAAAGAAGCCGCTATCCGAGAAAATAGCTGAAGGAAATCCCGGAGGCAGAAAATTAACAGTAATAGAATTCAAGGATACAGCAGACCTCAAAGGAATTGAAATGCCTGAACCAAATAAAATGTTAGAAGCAATACAAAAAGACGGAAAAGCTCTGGTTGCAGGCGAAATTTACAGAAACACATGGAAGTGGTTAAACGTACGCGGATGTGCTGGTTTAGTATCACCGCAACTCTTAGAACGCTATGCTATGAGTGTAGCTCGTTGGATTCAATGTGAGGAGGCTGTTACAGAGTATGGATTTTTAGCAAAACATCCTACCACAGGTAATGCTATTCAAAGTCCTTATGTTGCTATGGGACAAAATTACATGAGTCAGACAAACCGTTTGTGGATGGAGATTTTCCAGATTGTCAAAGAAAACTGCACCGGTGAATACAGTGGTGCAAACCCGCAAGATGATGTAATGGAGCGTCTTCTTTCAGCAAGGCGAGGAAAATAAAATAGATAGGAGAAAATATGATTACTTATAAAACAGCAGAAAGTGTTTGTATGGGACACCCTGATAAACTCTGTGACCTGATTGCTGATAACATCCTGGATGCTTGTCTTCGTAAAGATAAAGCTTCCCGTGTAGCATGTGAGGTTATGGCTACAAAAGGCAGAATCATCGTAGCGGGCGAAATCACCTGCAGCGAAAAAGTTAACATTAGAGAAATTGTAAGAAATGTATTAAAAAAAGTAGGATACAATTCTTTGAAGTTTTTGATTTATGTATATGTACATAATCAAAGCTCAGATATCGCAGCAGGTGTAAATACAGCACTCGAAGTAAGAAACGGTATCCTCGACCCTTACAGTTCTATTGGTGCCGGTGATCAAGGAACAGTTTATGGGTATGCAACTAATGAAACCCGCGAGAATCTTCCCCTTCCCCTTGTGCTTTCCCATCGTATCGTAAAACGAATTGATGACTGCCGTAAAGGAAAACTCATCAAGGGTATCCTACCTGATGGTAAAGCACAAGTTTCTGTAGAATATGAAAATGGAAAGCCCAAGCGCATTAAAACCATTGTTGTCTCAATTCAACATGACGAGAATAAAACTCAGGAAAAATTGAAATCAGATATCCTAAATAATGTACTTTGGCAATGCTTTGAAGATTTTCCTTTTGACGATGATACTGAAATATTAATCAATCCTTCAGGTAGATTTGTGGAAGGCGGTCCTGCTGCCGACACAGGATTGACTGGTAGAAAAATAATGGTTGATACCTATGGTGGCCTTGCTTCCCACGGTGGTGGTGCTCTTTGCGGCAAAGATCCAACCAAGGTTGATAGAAGCGGTGCTTATATGGCGCGCTACATTGCAAAGAATATCGTATGGAGCGGTCTTGCAGACAGATGTGAGGTCGCTCTTTCTTATGCTATTGGTAAGGCAAATCCTGTAGCAGTTGATGTGACTTCCTTCGGTACCGGTAAACTTACTGATGAGCAGCTTTTAAATATCGTTCAGGAAGTATTTAACTTAAGACCTGCAGCTATTATAGAAAAACTTCGTCTTAGAAATGTAAGTTATTCTGATACATCGACTTATGGTCACTTCAATAGCTGCATATTCCCTTGGGAGGATATTAATAAATATAGTGAGTTAAAGAAGGCGGCAGAGAAATATGAAGTTAGAAAAGATTAAAATTGATAAACTCATCCCCGCTGAATATAACCCAAGGATAGATTTAAAGCCCGGAGATAAAGAATATGAGAAATTAAAACGTTCTATATCAGAATTTGGTTATGTTGAACCTGTTATCTGGAATAAAAGAACAGGAAATGTAGTAGGTGGTCACCAAAGATTAAAAGTTTTAATAGATCTGGGGCTTACTGAAGTTGATTGTGTGGTTGTTGACTTAGATGAAACCAGAGAAAGAGCTTTAAGTATTGCTCTAAATAAAATTCAAGGTGATTGGGATGAAAATA